GATCCTGAAAAACAAACAGCTAGAAACACTAAAAGAAACGAATCAAGAACAAGACAAGAAGGAAGAAAATACAAGGTTACACCCCCTAAAGGATATCAAGTTCACCACATGCTACCTCTTGCAGGAAATGTAGATATTAATACTGGAGATCTTGCGGTCATTAGTAAAAAGATGAATGCTAAAATGTCTAAGTATGACAAAATAATAAACAAACTAACTACTGAAGCATCTCTATTAGATTTTAGTAAAAAAAACTCATTGAAAAGATTAGATGATTTAAATGAACAGTTAAATGGTGTACTTAAAACAATAAAAAAAGATTTACCTAAAGAATATAAAGGATTAATTGGTTTTAATAAACTTACTCCAGTCTTCGACGAGTATGGAACAGTTTTTAGATTAACTCCTGAACCGGTAGGAATAGATTATAAAAAGTCTATTGCAGGATCAAAAGGTGTACCAATTAGAGATGTTAAAACGTCAGATATTCAAGATTTAGTAAACAAAGCTCCAAAATTTGAAATGACAAAATTAGCAGCAATAGGTTGCCCTGGTAAAGCAATGGGTGGTCGTATTGGATTTAGTGAAGGTCAAAATCTAGTAGCGTGTGTTACACGAGGTGTGGAAAAATTAAAAGGAGATCAGAGTAAACTGTCGCCGGGAGATAGGGCAAATTTACGTGCTCTTACAAAATCAGGTAAAGCTTTAAAATTTTTAAAAGGAGTATTAGGCCCTGGTGCAATATTAGGTGAACTTGTACTTGAAGGCGGAATTGCTGCGAATAAAACTTTAAATGAAGGTGTGCCTTTTAAAACGGCTTTTGCTGATTCTATTTTTAATATGGCTTTAGGTCCTAAATTAAAAATAGATAAGGAAGCTGAACTTAAGAAAGAATTTGCAAAAGGTGAAGATTATGCAATGGCAGAACGTGGTAGAAGAATGATGATTCCACAAAGTGCTACAGCTGACAAACAAAGATTGAAAAAAAGATATGAGGAAATGGATGAAGCTGTACCGACTTATTCCTCACAACAAATTGATAAAATGCTAATAGATTCTAATATAACTCGTGAAGAAATGGGAATGGACGACAATCAAATTAATAAATATATAAAAAACCAAAGAGTCGCCGATGCAGGAGGAGTATCTAATTTAGCCCAAGGTGGATTAGCTGATTTAATGAAAAAGTATTATGACTAAAGACAATCCAACACTTGTAAAAAACATGAAACATGTTAAATGGAAAGAGATCCCTCCTTTAAAAGGACCCAATTCTCGAGGGTTGATTAAAGAGAAGAAACAAGATAAACCAATACAGGATAAAAAATATGGCAGATATAGATAAAACCCTTCCTAATACTAGACCTGAAGATGAGCTTATAAAAGAGCAAATGGAAGAGGTTGATGTTGCAGATGAATTAGGTAAAGGTCCAATAGAAATTACAGATGAAGAAGATGGTGGAGCAACTATCGACTTTGATCCAAATGCAGTTCAAATGCCAGATTCAGGAGATCCGTTTGCAAATTTAAATGATCTTCTTCCAGAAGATACTACTGATCTTATTGGTAGTGAATTACAAAGTGATTACGCAGAATATAAAACTTCTCGTGCAGATTGGGAAAGAACTTACATTACTGGATTGGATTTATTAGGATTTAAATACGATAATAGAACAGAACCTTTCCAAGGAGCAAGTGGTGCAACTCACCCTGTTCTTGCAGAAGCGGTTACACAGTTTCAAGCATTAGCTTATAAAGAATTACTACCTTCAGATGGACCGGTTAGAACGATGGTCATGGGTTCAGCAACCCCTCCAAAAGAAGCACAAGCTCAAAGAGTTAAAGATTTTATGAACTATCAATTGATGGATCAAATGAAAGAATATGAACCTGAGTTTGACCAAATGTTATTCTATCTTCCTTTAGCAGGATCTACATTTAAAAAAGTTTATTATGATGATTTGCTTGGAAGAGCCGTATCTAAATTTATTCCAGCAGATGATTTAGTAGTCCCTTATACAGCGACTTCATTAGATGATGCGGAAGCAGTTATTCATGTTATTAAAATATCTGAAAATGATTTAAGAAAACAACAAGTAGCTGGATTCTATTCTGATATAGAATTATCAAAACCACAAGATTCAAATTCTAATGAATTAAAAGAAAAAGAGAGAGAAATAGAAGGAGTTACAAAATCAAATAAAGCAGAGTCAATGTACACTTTAATTGAGTGTCATGTTAATTTAGATTTAGAAGGTTTTGAAGACGTGGGGCCCGATGGTGAGCCTACTGGAATAAAACTACCTTACATTGTAACAATCGAAGAAAGTAGTAGAAAAGTTTTATCAATTAGAAGAAACTTTAAACCTGAAGACCCTAAGAAAAATAAGATTCAATATTTTGTTCATTTTAAATTTTTACCAGGATTAGGTTTTTATGGTTTAGGATTAATTCATATGATTGGTGGATTAAGCAGAACTGCAACTGCAGCGCTTCGTCAGTTATTAGATGCAGGAACGTTATCAAATTTACCAGCAGGATTTAAACAAAGAGGTGTCAGAGTTCAAGATGACGCTACAGCGATTCAACCCGGAGAATTTAAAGATGTAGATACTCCAGGCGGTAATCTAAAAGATGCTTTCGTATTCTTACCCTACAAAGAACCTTCACAGACTTTATTGCAGTTGATGGGTATTGTAGTTCAAGCAGGACAAAGATTCGCATCAATTGCTGACATGCAAGTTGGTGATGGGAACCAACAAGCAGCTGTTGGTACAACTGTAGCTCTTTTAGAACGTGGTTCAAGAGTGATGTCAGCAATCCATAAAAGGTTGTACGCTTCACTTAAGAATGAATTTAAATTACTTTCAAATATCTTTAAAACTTATTTACCTCCTGAATATCCTTATGATGTTCCAGGGGCATCGAGAAATGTTAAAGTTACAGATTTTGATGACAAGGTAGATATTCTACCGGTAGCAGATCCTAACATATTCTCAATGAGTCAAAGAATATCAATGGCACAAACACAATTACAATTAGCTCAATCTAATCCACAAATGCATAATATGTATATGGCTTATAGAAATATGTATTCAGCAATTGGTGTAAAGGATATAGATTCAATCTTACCTGCGCCACCACAAAATCAACCGAAAGATCCGGCGTTAGAACATATTGATGCAATGGGAGCAAAACCTTTTCAAGCGTTTCCAGGTCAAGATCACAGAGCACACGTTACAGCACACTTAAGTTTTATGGCTTCTAATTTTGTTAGAAATAATCCGAGTATCACTGCAGCGTTAGAGAAAAACATTTTAGAACATATTTCAATCATGGCCCAGGAGCAAGTACAACTAGAGTTCCCACAAGAAATGCAAATGTTACCACAAATGCAACAAGCGGCTGTTCAGAATCCTCAAGCTCAACAACAGATGCAACAAATCTCACAAAAGATTGAAGCAAGAAAAGCTATTCTAATTGCTGAGATGACTGAAGACTTTATGAAGGAAGAAAAAGCTATCACAGATCAATTTGATCATGATCCATTATTAAAACTTAAAGAAAGAGAAGTTGATCTTAAAGCAATGGATGCAGAAAGAAAACAAAAAGAAGATGAAGCTAGAATTAATTTAGATAAAACTAAATTTTTACAAGGTCAACAACTAGATGAAGCAAAACTACAACAGAATGAGGATTTAGCTAATTTAAGAGCGGATACAGCTATGGCTAAGTCAGAATTGTCTGCAGAAGTAAAATTAACCTCAGATGCTATGAAAGCGAAGGATGTTAATCGCTTGAAAGGGCCGAGAAATTAGTATATTAACAATTAGGAGAAAATTATGAAGAACTCAAAAATAACAAAAGCAGTTGGAGTAAACAAAGATGGTTACGCTAGTGGCGGAGTTAAAGTAGAAGAGTCTTCTCAAAACTTGCACATAGATCCTAGATCTCAAACAAGTATCAGAGGAAGAAACTACATTGCTCAAGGTGACACAGTAACTGTTAAAGGTACAAAGACTAGAAAACCTCAAAAAGCTACTTGGTTTTAATATGTGGTTATCGGCAATTAAATTAGCCGTTTCTGCAGGCTCACACATTTACAAAAATAAGCAACAGACAAAGATGCTTATGTCGGATGCTGCTATGAAACATGCTCATAAAATGAGTACTGGAGAATTAGAGTATTCTGGAAAATTACTAGAAGCGAGACAATCGGACTGGAAAGACGAATTTATTTTGGTTTTGCTGTCAATTCCAATCGTAATGCTGGGATGGTCTGTATGGTCAGATAATCCTGTACATATGGAGAAAATGGAGTTATTCTTCCTACACTTTGGAAATTTACCATTTTGGTACCAAACAATTTTTGTTGGCGTCATTGCATCCGTCTATGGACTTAAGGCAACAGATCTGATAAAAAGAAAATAACAAAAGGAAAATAATTATGTCAGGATATTTTAATATAGGTAAAAACTTAGCTTCAGGTGTAGGTCAAGCTATCAATAAAGTTAAAACAAAAATTAATAAAACAAAATTAGATAAAGCAAACAGCAATTTAGATATTGCTAAACAAAAATTAAAAGCTGGGAAAGCAAAATTAGATCAAACTGTTTTTGAAATAAAAAATAAGATGCCTATTACTTTTAAAAGTAAAAAAGGAAAATCAGAATCAAATACAGAATCATA